AGCCCATCTTCCTGGAGCCAGGGCGCTTGTCGGCTGGCACCCAGCTGACGCCCTTGTATTCGCGTCCGTCTTCGAGGCGGACGCGGCGCTCCATGTCGTCAGCGATGCAGTTGCCGTTCTCAGTTGTGTAAATGGAGCTGTCCGCCGGTCCAGGCTTGACTCGGCCATGCAGGCCCCATCGTACCTCCCTGTCGACAATGCCAGCAGCGATCTCGGTGGCCAGCATCTTGAGGCCCTCGTTGGCCTTGCCGGTGCAGCCGTACCACTCGTGGAAGCGGAAGAGGTCGCCCTTCACGCTGGACTGCCACTTGCCGTCGGCGTCCAGGTAATCCGAGCCGTCGCTCTCGGCCCACCAGCCAACGCTGAAGGGCTTCGAGCTGCCCCAGTCGAACGATCGGTCCAGCCTCCAGCTGGAAGGTATCTTGAACGGCTTCTTGATGTGCACAGCCGGAGACCACACGTCACCGAACATGCCGCCAGCGACGATGGACCAGCTCCCATGAAGCCACGCCTTTGCCATAGCCGGGTTGGCGGCCGAGCCGACGACAGTGGTCTTGTACAACGGGTCGCTGTCCAGCAGGATATAGTTCTCATCAATGTGGCCGTGAATGGCGCAACGCGGTGGCTCTGGCCTTCCTTCCAGGTCCACAGCATCCTCGATCAGAATGTCCTGCCACCACTTGCCGTCCAGCCGATAGCGAGCCTTCACCCAGTTGTGGCCAACGCCGTATGGATTGGTGGTTGAGCGCACCATGCGAGGCACACCAGCCTTCGAGGTACGGCAGCAGCTCATCATGATCTTGAAGCACTCGTCGGTGGACCAGTTGGTCAACTCTTCCCAGCCGATGAACGGGTATTCGTGGCCGTGGTAGTTCCAGTAATCGGAAGGGCTGTTCATGTGGCGGAACAGCAGCACCTCTCCGGTGGCAAACTCCCACTGCATCTTTGTCTTGTTGAACTTGGCTCCAGCAAACATCTGCCTGAACCAGCGCTCGCTCTTGGCCTGCACGTCGGCCAGCTGCGGATAGGTCTGCCGGAAGATGATGCCGCGCCAAGCCGAGCCATGGCCTTTCCCAACGTGCTGTGCGAACGCCATCAGCAGCGTGTCGGTCTTGCCTGGGCCTCGTGTCCCATGGAAGAGCGTCTCAAATATTGGGCAGTTGAGAAAGGCGTCCTGCGAGCTGCGCTTACGTGGGGCGAGCATACGCTCGCCGGTCTCAGGGTTGAGCTTGTAGTCCTTGGTCTTCTCATCGCGCTGATAAACGGCCAGTGGTATCCAGGTGATCGGCCGACCGTCAGGTGCATACGCAATCGGAGGAGCGACCGGGTTGCGTTCTCGCGCCTCAATCAAGAGACGCTCAAACTCCTCCTGCTCCTCCTCGCTACGTAGAACCTCTGGATCAGGTTTTGGCTTGTTCGTCTTCATCCGACCCTGGCTCTTTGGCGTGATCAGCATTTCGTTCAGCTGCCTGCGCTGCCCACTCGGCTGGAGTCAGCGTTGCAGGCACAACGAGCGCACCGAGACCAACGCCCTTGATATCGATCTCTTGCTTGTCGCGGTACTCAGGGTTGCAGCGCTTCTGCTCCTGCATGATGATGCCAGGGTGATAGACGGTCTTGTAACCCACCACTTGATCCTTGAACTCACCTCCGAAGATCGGCTCCCGAACACCATTGGCCACCTTCATCGCCAAGGCGTGAATGTCATCGTTGTACAGCCCTCGCGCGACCTCACAGGCCGCATCGAAGTCAGGGTCGTTCTTCCGGTGGGTGTTGACCGTGTTGGGGCAAACACCAGCTGCAGCAGCTGCATGGTTCAGTCGGCTCGTTCGCGAATAATGCTCCAGGAAAATTCCCTTCGCCTTGTCGTCGAACTTGACCTTCGACATTTGCAGCTTCTTGCGCCACGAAGCTGTGTTGCTCCTCGCATGGCCACGCGCCTCGAAGATTGACGGCTTGTAGTTCTTGAAGCGGACAGCGGTGACGCCGTCTTCCCGCATGGGATTGTACTCGTCCGCTTCGTCCTCGTGCTCTTTCGGATCACTCATGTTCTCATGTTCCCTCGCGCGCATACGCGTAGCTGCCACAACTGATACATGGTCGCGAGAGAATTGCGCAACAGCCTGCTCACTAGGCTGTGCTTGCGTACGATCTTCCTGCTACTCGACCTGCTCGACCTGCCCAAAGGCGGAAGTGCGAAGTCGAGCGCTAGAAAACCCTGGTGGTACCAGGAGGGTACTCGACCTACTCTACTCTCTTCTATATATAGTAGAGAGTAGAAATTCCAGGACCCTCCCACCGAATACTCTAGCTATAGGTTTATAGGCGAGCAGGTCGAGTAAGTCGAGCAATGAGCTTCAACTCTTTCTCGCCCCTGGGCTTTCTCGCCCTCGTGTTGATGACTCAACTTTTGAGTGACTCGACTTCGCTCGACCTACCACCTCTGCAAAGCGCTGCTGGCTTGCCTCGTACCGCTGTGAGCGCTGGTAGTTCTGATAAACTTTCGCGGCCTCTGTTCGAAGCCCAGGAGGCACAAGAGCGAAGTACCTATCAAAGGTCGCGCTGGAAGGTCGCCGGTTAAACACTGGCAATTTGCCTGCAATCACTGCGTTCTTGAGTATCTGGATTGCAGTCCAGTATGTCCCTTCAGGTGCCTTGTCCGCTTTGCGCAGGATGAATTGCTCGAAAGGATTTGTAACAGCCATAGCTTAGCTCCACTTGCTTAAACGTCCTTTCCCTCATCTGTTATCCCAGTGTATAGAGGCAATCCTAATGGCCAACCCATGGACCGACAGCGACTGGAACCTGACCGCCCAGGGTGAGGTGGTGCGTACGCTCGGCTTGGATACAGCGCACAAGCTGGCCAAGGAGGCTGGCACCGTGTTCGGTGGACCTCGGCCCGTTACACGGCCGGCCATTCGCAATTACATTCTCACAAAACGTATTGGACCACCACCGCTTGCGGAGGCTCCTCGGAAGAGCCTTCCGGCTAAAGCGGTGGGGAAGGGTCGAGGCCCTTAGTTGCAGGCCATTGCAGCGGCCAGCCCAAAGCCCAGGAGGGCAACGAGGGCGAGCGCTAGGCCGACCTCCAGGCCGAGCAGTGGAACAGAGCCGAGCGCCGCGAGGAGGAGCAGAGTGCAGCCTCCTAGGATTAGGGCTTTGAACACAAATGTACCCGGCTGCTGGCCGGGTACAACGCCGTTAGTTCTCTTTGTCAATTACTCCCCTTTCAATTTTCGGCCATGTAACGCGGCCTGCACGTCATTTCTGTGGTCCCAGCAGCCAGCGCGGACCTCGCGAGCAAACACAAACTCCTTGTCCTTTTCAGCTAACTTGGCCACGCGCTCTCTTGCTTCCTCGATTGTAACCATCAATCGGAACTCTTTCCAAGGTCACAGCCCTTGTGGGCATACTCGTATCGGTAAACACCTAACTCGTCCTGTCGTTTCGTCGGTTTGCAGTACTCCTCCCATTTCACAATTTCGGCTTCCTGCTCGGCAGCCTCCTCGGCCGTCAGGGTCATAGGTTCAGGCAGTGGCGCTACAGTGGTCCGGCAGCCAGCGGTGTGGGTACCGTTGTAGCAGTTGGAGTGCACTGTGTAACCCTCATCAGCGAGGGCTGGGGTGGAAGCCAGCAGCGCCAGAGCTAGCATGAGCTTCTTCATGTTCGTTCCTCCTGTCAGGGGAAGCCGGAGGAGCTAGGAGCGGGGGCAGCCATGCTCCTCCGGCGATCTAAACTGGAACGGCTTAAGTCAGGGCGAGTGACAGCCGTTCCAGCCAGCCCATCTTCGCACCAAACCGTTAAACGGTGCGAGGATTACGGGTTGCCTTGAAGGTGCAGTTGCCAACGTTCTTAATCTTGACACCCTTCGTCCGGAGACGATCGATCAGGCCGCGAGCCTGCTTGGTGTTGTCAAGGTTGAGCTTGTTGGCAATCTGGTCAACCGAAGCGCCGTTCGGGCGAGCCATCAGCTTGAGCGCAAGGTTCTGTTTCTCGGCGGCCTGAGCCATGGTTAGAGTCTCCTTTTCTGGTGGCACCTATCCGGTGCCTGGAAGTAAAACCTTCGAACCGAAATTGGTTTCTTCAGGTTTTGGTTGAACTCAACATACTCCTTGGAAAAGCAGAAGACAACGGCTTCATACAGGTTTGGTAAATGAAAACCACTCAGCCCCATCATGGAGGTGCCAGCCGGACTTCTCAGTTATCT